GAATATAAGATTAAAGCTATTCGACAACGATTGGAAAAAAGTTTATTAGAAGCTAAATATTTAAAAATCTGGAACTTACCATGAATTTAAAAGAAATGAATCCTGTAATATCACCCACTAAGATGAACCATACTATGAAAACACGTTTTGGCTTCAGCATAGATTACGATAATTTAACATTAAACAAAGCCAAAAAACTTAGTGAGGCACTTAAAGAAAGTCTGACCAGAATTAGAAAAAGTTCTGTTATACACACTGCCGAACGTGATCCTAAGTACATGGAAATGCTTATGGTAAACGAAGCACTGGACAAATTCATTGCACAACGTTTGCAAGAAAGCAAAGTGGGCGAAAGCGAGGCTATTTTAGCTGCTAAGGACATGGTTGACAGCATACAGGATATGCTAGAAAAACTAAGCAAAATGCAGATCGAACAAATGCCGGCCTTGGTAGATACTATAAGAGATCAAATTGGTATGCAACAAGCAGAACAGTTTAAAAACAATATTGGTGCGTTGTTGACCAGTATGGTTGAGCAAATGACACAGGCTCGTGAGCAAGCAGATATGGCTTCTAGACAATTAGCCGGTGATGGTTCAGCTGACATGATGTCGATGGCCGGTGGAGCACCAGTTCCTCCTCCAGCCGGTGCTCCAGCCGCAGCACCACTACCTGCTGCTGATGCAGCATTACCCCCACCGGCACCAGGTGGAGCAGCAGCAGATGCCGCTGCTGGTGGACCAGAAGCTTTAGGTCGTGCTGCAAGGTAAAACAGATGAGAGCCAGAGAATTTATAGTCGAAAACAGCCTAGATGATATAATTGAGGACGAAGCAGATCAACGAGGTGACGCCAACCTCATTGACGCTTTAGAACAGATGCGTTACAGTTCTCATGATAAACGTGCTGTTCCAATGGTACCCGCTGAAGGTCTGATAAATCTAGTGCGTGGTATGCCTGGCACAGAAATGTTCTCTATGGAAAATTTACTAGATGCCTATAAGACCAACGAAGCAGTAAAAAATCTAGTTGATGATATCAGAGACAACAAAGATGGGGTAAAATATGTTTACCTCAGTAAGTTTGCCGATGATCCAACTTCACCAGAAGCAGCAATAACCAGCAGTTCTATCCCTAATCCAGAAAGAACTATCAATTCTATGGCAAAAAGAGCTCTTAGCAAGAGAAGCTAAGGACTTAAAGCCATGCTAGTTTTATTATACACACTGATAGCTACACATCTCACTATAATTTGTGTAACCATTTACCTCCATCGCAGTCAGACTCATCGTGGTATAGATCTGCATCCTGTAGTGGCACATGCTATGAGATTTTGGTTGTGGCTGACTACTGGTATGGTAACACGAGAATGGGTGGCTGTACATAGACAACATCACAGATACTGTGAAGAAGTCAAAGATCCTCATAGTCCCCAACACTACGGTATTTTAACTGTTCTTTTTGGTGGTGCATGGTTGTATAATCGTGCCGCTGCTGACAAAAAAACAGTAGATAGCTATGCCAGCGATTGTCCCACTGATTGGATAGAGCGTAGACTCTATACACCTTACAACAAATTTGGCCTATTGATATTATTGGCTATAAACATTATGTTATTTGGTTGGTTGGGTATACTAGCATGGGCTGTACAAATGATATGGATACCATTTTGGGCCGCAGGTGTTATAAATGGTATAGGGCATTTTTGGGGATACAGAAATGGGCAAACTAGAGACAATAGTCGCAATATTTTTCCTTGGGGTATTATTGTTGGTGGTGAAGAGTTGCACAACAATCATCACTTAGATCCGCGTAGTCCAAAACTCAGTCGGAGACCATGGGAATTTGACATAGGTTGGGCATATACAAAATTGCTTTGTTGGCTAAAACTTGCTAAACTAAGGCATGTTCCAAACCATTAAATGATTACCGTAACAGAACTTGCTGCTGGTAAAATAAAAGAAAAATTAGCGCAACGACAGCAGGGTATTGGCATACGATTAGGAGTCAGAACCACTGGTTGCAGTGGATTAGCCTATGTGCTAGAATACGTAGACCAGCCAAGATCAGCAGATATTGTATATCACAGTTTAGGTGTACAGTTGTATGTAGATCCTCGCAGTGATGTATACCTCCAGAATGTAACCATAGATTGGCAAAAACAAGGCCTAAATGAGGGATTTGCCTTCATAAATCCCTTAGAAAAAGCACGTTGTGGCTGCGGTGAAAGTTTTACAGTATAATGTACAAACAATGAAATTAAATCAAAAATTCGATTATAAAAGTATTTCCAGAGTCAGCGTAGACGGTCATAGACATTATTCACTGCCCGACGGGTCGCGAGTTCCTAGTGTTACTACAATACTAGATGCCACTAAACCTATAGAAAAAATCCAAGCTCTAGATCAATGGAGAAAACGTGTAGGCGCAGAAAATGCCAAACAAATTACCACTGAAGCAGCCAATCGTGGTACTCGTATGCATTCTTATTTAGAGTACTATATTAGAAATGGTCAAATGAAGGAACGTGGTAGCAATCCATTTAGTTGGGACAGTCATGCCATGGCACAGGTGGTAATTGATGAGGGACTAATCAAAACATCAGAAGTCTGGGGCATTGAGGCAAATTTATTTTACAGCGGATTGTATGCAGGCACCACAGACTGTGTGGGTTTATGGCAAGATAATCCAGCAATTATAGATTTTAAACAGACCAATAAGCCCAAAAAAGAATCCTGGATTGATGATTATAAATTGCAATTAGCTGCCTACGCACTGGCACACAATAACATGTTTGGGACTGATATTCAAACCGGGGTAATTGTCATGTGCGTTAAACCAGCGGAAGGGCAACGGCCTCAATACCAAGAATTCACAGTATCTGGATCTGAGTTTCAAACATGGTCTAATCGATGGTGGGACCGAGTTGAACAATACTACGCAAAAATAAATAATAAAAAGATAGGTTGATATTATGGCAATTACTCAAATTTCAAAAATACAAATACGCAGAGGTTTTTCCTATGAATTAGGTAATCTTGCCGCCGGGGAATTTGGGTGGGCCATTGACACACAAAGATTATATATCGGTAACGGCACTATCGGCGAAGGTGCACCAATTGGTGGTCTAACAGAGATTTTAACTTCTAACGCTGATATAAATGATTTCGTAGCTGCTTACATTTACAAAGGTCTGTTAGGTGGCTACGAAGTAATAACAGGTCCTAGTGCCAGTGACCCTATAGAACGCAGTATACAGGATAAGTTAGACGACTTTGCCAATGTAAGAGATTTTGGTGCCATAGGTGACGGCATTGTAGATGATTACAGTGCTATACAAAGATGTTTGGACGAAATATACGACAGAAACAATGGTATAACACGTCAAAGAACCAGACGCAGTATAAGAATCAATGGTGGCACATATAGAATAACTCAACCACTGCGAATTCCACCATACACCACAATTATTGGCGAAGGCACAGAAAATGTAATAATTGTACAGGATGGTGATGATGCTCCTTTTATCGCCCAGCTGGCAACCAATAAAGGAACATTTCCTAACCAATTTACCTCCGCACCTTACACCGATCCTAGATCTATCTATATCAAGGGTTTAACATTTAGAACATCGTTACCCATCGATGGTTTAGTAATCACTGATAGCACACACGCCACTTTTGAAAATGTAAACTTTTCTGGGCCGACCACTACATTGACCTCAACCAATACTGATATCAGTACTGTGGCCACCAAACTCAGCGTGGGAAATCGCACCAGCAGTCAGGTTTATAATGTAAGATTTGTCAATTGCGGATTTGTGAATTTTGATGCTGCATCCGATATTAGAACAGAAAAAGATAAACTGGCGCAAGTATTATTTGATGGTTGCAGGTTTGAAAATCAGTTTGCGTCTGTGGTTAGTTCCTATACTGGGACCGGCACAAACAGCTTACCTCAATCTATTAGAATAACCAATAGTATATTTAGAAACATTTATAGTTCTGCTATAATTGGTGGCGAAGGTGTACAAGGACACATCAGCCTTGGAAATAGTTTTTTGAATGTAGGTAATGCCATAGAAGGCTCTGCTCTTTACCCCGTAATTGTATTTTCTGCAGACAATAACTATTCCATCGGTGATATTTTTTCCAGAACAGCTGACGAAAGTGCTTTGGTCCCTAGAGTAAGTTTTGGTAATTATTCGGTGCTGACCTCGGCTGTTGATGATGGTTTAGGCATAGGTCTGAGTTATTTTAGTCCGGGTCGGGCGGTGCAAATTAGTTCAGGCACCGAAGTTATCATTCCGATACCTCGACGCTATAGCGAGTTTGGATTTATAAACTATTCAATAAATTATTTAAGTATGCGTAGAACAGGAAAAATATCTTATTCAAATAATATAAACAACAACAGCCAACCAGTGGTGTTTGAAGAAGATTATACTGAAAATACTGAAATACCGGCCACGATAAGATTCATTAAAAGTGCCAACTCTCTCAGTTTAGGATGCACCATTGACGGAGTCTCTATTGGTGGAACTCCGGCTAGATTGGTCTACGATTTTAAAACATTACAATAAAAAGATATGTGGTCTTTAGATCCTGACTCCCGGCTGCGGGAATGGAGGAATTTTCGCATCCATATCAGCAGCTTACCTTTGGATTCTGCTTGTGCAGAAACCGGCCATCTCTGGAGTTATGCTCCTTTTGTTTCTCGATATCTTGACAGTAATCGAAATATAGGAATAAAATGGCCAGATCCTTGGCTTTTATTATACGAAAATTATTACTGTGATATTGCAAAAGCTCTAGGTATGCTGTATACTCTATATCTTAGCCAGCACAGGCCCGAGGATATTGCTTTGGAAATCTATCAAGATAGCACCAGTAAAGAGCAGTATAATTTAGTCCGGTTGTGGTCAGGAAAATATATACTTAATTACGAGTTTGACGCAGTTGTAAATAAAAAACAATTACCAAAAACACTTGATTTACGCTACAGCTACAGCGCCACAGATTTAAATATGCAGGTCTATTAAGGAATTTCGATGACGCAAATAACAGTGACAAAAAGAAACGGATCAAAAGAACCACTGGATTTAGAAAAGATTCACAAAGTTGTATTTTGGGCCACTCAAGGTATCAACGGAGTATCGGCCAGCGAAGTAGAGATTAAAAGTCATTTACAATTTTATAATGGTATTAAAACATCAACTATACAGGAAACACTGATTAAATCCGCAGCGGATTTAATCACAGAGGACAGCCCTAATTATCAATATGTGGCAGGGAGATTGATCAATTATCATTTACGCAAAGAAGTATATGGTGATTATCAACCCTGGCCCATTTTTAGACTTTTACGCAGCAACATAGAACTGGGTTTTTATGACCCCAGTCTGTTGACTGCCTATTCCGAAGATGAATGGCGATATATTGACAGTTTCATCGATCATTCAAGAGATGAGAATTTTACCTATGTGGCTATGGAACAATGGCGCGGAAAATATCTTGTACAAAATCGTGTTTATAAACAGATATTCGAAACACCGCAAATTGCCTATGCACTGATAGCAGCTACACTATTTCAACACTATCCATCAAACTCCAGACTGGAGTGGGTGAGAGATTACTATAATGCTATCAGTAACCATGACATCAGTTTACCAACGCCCATTATGGCTGGCCTACGTACACCACAAAAACAATTTAGTAGTTGTGTATTGATTGAATCTGATGACAGCCTAGACAGTATCAATGCCACAGCCAGTAGCATTGTGAAATATGTCAGTCAGAAAGCCGGCATCGGTATCGGCGGCGGACGTATTCGTGCTCTTGGATCACCAATTCGCAGAGGTGATGCCTATCATACTGGTATTATACCTTTTTACAAATATTTTCAAACAGCGGTTAAAAGTTGCAGTCAAGGCGGCGTTCGTGGTGGAGCAGCTACTATATATTTTCCCATCTGGCATCTTGAGGCCGAAGAACTATTGGTACTGAAAAACAATAAAGGCACCGATGAAAATCGTGTTCGCCATGTTGACTACGGTGTACAATTTAACAAACTTATGTACGAAAGATTGTTGGGTGCCGGCGATATCACACTGTTTAGCCCCAATGACGTACCAGAAATGTATGATGCATTCTTTAACGACCAAGATCGTTTCCGCGAGCTCTATGAACGTGCAGAACGTAATACCAAACTACGTAAAAAAACAGTTCGTGCCATTGATCTTTTTAGTTCATTCATGCAAGAGCGCAAAGACACAGGTAGAATCTATCTAATGAATGTGGACCATGCTAACACACATAGCCCATTCAAAGAAAAGGTAGCACCAATTAAAATGAGTAATTTGTGCACCGAAATTGATCTGCCCACAGTACCACTTAAAGATGTCAATGATCCCGATGGCCGAATAGCTTTGTGTACTTTAAGTGCAGTCAATTGGGGCAATGTCAAAGAACCTCAAGACTTTGAACGTATTTGTAGACTAGCAGTACGAGGTTTGGATAGTTTATTATCATATCAAAATTATCCAATACCAGCGGCAAAATATGCCACGGAAGAATTTAGACCATTGGGTATTGGCATAATCAACTTTGCCTATTTCTTGGCCAAAAATGGTGTCAGCTACACTGATCCAGCTGCATTGCCTTTGGTGGATAGATATGCCGAAGCATGGAGTTACTATTTGATCAAAGCATCAGCCGATCTCGCCGTTGAAATTGGTGCTTGCAAAAGATTCAGTGATCTAAAGTATGCCGATGGCATGCTGCCCATAGATACACGCAAAAAAGAAGTCGACGAATTAGTTCCCTATGAAGAACGTATGCCTTGGCGCAGTCTGCGTGAACAGATTCTAAGCACCGGTATTCGTAATGCTACATTGATGGCACTGATGCCCAGCGAAACATCGGCCCAAATCAGCAATGCTACCAATGGCATAGAACCTCCTAGAAGCTATGTAAGTATCAAGCAAAGCAAAGATGGTGTGCTCAAACAAGTTGTACCCGAATATCGTAGACTGAAAAATCGTTACGAACTACTTTGGAATCAATCCAGTCCTGAAGGATATCTTAAAATCTGTGCGGTATTACAAAAATATATTGATCAAGGTATCAGTGTAAACACGTCGTATAATCCTCAATTTTACGATGACGAAAAGATACCAATGAGTGAAATGTTACGTCATATCATTATGTTTTACAAGTATGGTGGCAAACAACTTTACTATTTCAATACCTATGACGGGCAAGGAGAAATTGACGTAGATAGATTATCTGCTAAAATAGACGTTCCCTTGCCTATGTCCAATCTCCAAGATCAAGAAGACTGCGATAGCTGCGTCATTTAAATAAAACAAAGGAATAATCATGAGTGTGTTTAATGTCAATGACTCCAGGAGTCATACCGAAAAATTAGCTTTTCTTGATCAAAGTGGACCTACTGCTATACAACGATACGAAATTTTAAAGTACAGACAATTTGAAAAACTAACTGAAAAACAAATTGGTTTCTTTTGGCAACCGCAGGAAGTTGATGTTTTGCGTGACGCCAAAGATTTCAAAGAACTTACACCACACGAACAGCATATTTTCACCAGCAATCTTAAAAGACAGATTCTATTGGACAGTGTGCAGGGGCGCAGTCCTAATTTAGCATTCTTACCCCTGGTCAGTATCCCTGAACTAGAAACTTGGATCCAAACTTGGGCCTTTAACGAAACTATACACAGTCGCAGCTACACACACATTATTAGAAATATCTACCCTAATCCCAGCCAAATCTTTGACACAATCACAGAAATAGAACCAATTGTCAAATGCGCACATGACATCAGCAGATACTATGATGATTTGATTGACTACAGCAATTGGTACCGTGTGTTGGGTCTAGGAGAGCACACTGTAAATGGTAAAACCATTTCTATCAAAGAATCTGAACTAAAGAAAAAACTTTGGCTAGCCATCAACTCAGTGAATGCCTTGGAAGGTATACGATTTTATGTCAGCTTTGCTTGTAGCTGGGCATTCGCTGAACTGAAGAAGATGGAAGGCAATGCTAAAATTATCAAATTGATTTGCCGTGATGAAAATGTACATCTCGGTAGCACACAAACACTGATTAAATTGTTGCCTAACGATGATCCTGCCTTTGCTGACATACAGCAGGAAACTAAAGCAGAATGCGAAGCAATGTTTTTAGCCGCAGCCGAACAAGAACGCCGCTGGGCTGATTATCTATTTCGTGATGGCAGCATGATTGGACTCAATCAAAGATTGCTCAGTGATTACGTGGATTGGCTTACGTGCAAACGTATGACCGCAGTTGGTTTGAATTGTGGTATGAAACCTGGCAGTAATCCGTTGCCATGGACCAGCAAATGGATCGCCGGCGCCGAAGTACAGGTGGCACCACAAGAGGTCGAATTGAGCAGCTACACCATTGGCGCAGTGAAAATGGATGTGCGAGCAAATACTTTTAACGGTCTCAGTCTCTGACATAAATTATTATAGAGGAGACACAAAATGCTTACAGTATACTCAAAGAAACACTGTCCTTTTTGTGATCAGGCCAAAGCTCTACTTCGTAACCGAAATATTCAATTCGAAGAAAAGATGATTGACAGTGATCCAGAGGCAAGAGAATTTATAGTAAATGAGGGACATCGAACAGTACCGCAGATTTATCAAAATGGCAAACTATTTGTAGAAGGCGGATTCACTGGTTTGCGTAAATTAAACGATGAAGATTTTCAAAAACTAACAGAGGAATAAAATGTTACTATCAAACACGCCCAAGGTGGGCGAAATTATCGGGGTTAAATTAGTCAATGGTGATGAATTGGTTGCACGGTTGACTGAAGTAGGCGCAAACTACTATCAATTAGAAAAGCCCTGTGTTGTTGTGGGTGGCCCCAAAGGCATTGGCCTAATGCAGGCTATGTTTAGCCTGGATCCAGAAAAATCCATTCGTGTAAAAAGCGAACACATCATGATGGAATGCGAAGCTATTGGACAAATGGCTGATCATTATATCCAAGTCACTACCGGAATTCAACCGGTAACTAAAGGATCTATTATTACATGACATATCCAGTCACAGTTATCAAACCACCTAATGCCAACACTGTGCGAGCATTGGGACAACCTGTGACTGTGAACAGATCACCTTTTACTACCAGTGTACGTGCCGAGGGTAATCCCATAACACATACCAAATCACCATTGGTGAACTCTATTAGAGTGGGTGTATAATGGCCTATCAACATACACCTACTACATTATTGGCATGGGAAGCACTGGCTGACAATCGTGGAATACAAATCAATCCAGCATTGATCGAAGCGGTGAACAAATTTAACTCACAGACAATCTCCGGGTCAATACAAAATCGTTTATCAACTCAACCCGAACTCAGTGATGAAATAATAGACGAAATTAAAAAATTGCCGGCATTTATGTCTGGTGCCAACCAAGAATACAATAACTTGCCGCAGGCAATACTTGATAGGGCCAACACAGTTTTTGGTAGTAGTTATGGTGAATTTCTATCAAGGTTCAATGCTGCCGAAGCAGCCTCTTTGATTGCCTATCCTGACTATGAAGTAATAGGTTCATTGTCTGGCAAATCTTTCAGTGACCTAGGTTTTAATATCAACTCCTTTGATGATTTTGTAACCGGTGGTGTAACAGATCAATTTGACCCCGATCTATTACCTAATTTATTGGCAGATCTGTCTCGCTGGGGCACACTGTTTATTTTTCGTGATCTAAGTAATTTTCATACTGCCAGCCAAGTTTGCCAGAATTTGTTAGAGCAGGGATTAGGGTACATATTTTCTTTGGAAGCAAGAATCAATGCACTAAGAATAGATCTCACTGATCCCAGCATTGAATCAGAAAACATTCTGACAGCACTATTACGTTTGGTCAAAGGCAGTGATTTAAAAGATATACTGCGTATAACTAATTTTACATTTCCGTCCAACAGTATAACTTCCTTGGCTGATGTACTCAAAGCTGAAAATGTTTTAACCCAGCCGGCTAGAGCCGCGGTAAAAAATGGTGCCAGTTTGAAAGATCTGTCCAATGCACTGGTCAATGTCGGCGGTAATTTTACCTATGCACAAGATGTGGTTGATTTCTATTCGCAGTTAGATCTCACTGCGGTTGAAGTTCAAATTGATAGACCATTACCTGCACAATTAGAAAACAATTTACTGACTAAAATACAGGCAGGAACTGGTCCAAATCGTTCGGTTTGGATGTTGGACATACTGGGTTCTGTCGCTGGATATAAGTATGCTGATCTAATCAGTGATTGTAATCTAATCAACAAGGATATCGACAGCTTTACTGTGATTCAAAGTTATAAGCAAGCAATATCTCTAAATACACCCAATATCAACGCTTTACAAAGTCTAAGACAGCAGATCAATACCAACACGGAATTATCTGCGTTTATAGACCAAGGAAACGCTAAATTTGAAGAAATTTTAAACCAATTTGCCCTGGAAAAGGCTTCATACGAACAGTATTCTATTGGAAATAGTCTAGCATTAAATACGCAAGAATTATCTCAGTTTGCAAAAAATTTACAAGACTTGGGCACTAATGCCGCAGTTTCGGGATCAATCTTATTACTAAATAGAATACTATCTCAAGACAGCTCAGGCCACCTACTCAAGGCCTGTCTTCAAGAAGGTCATAATAATAGGACCTTTGCCCGCTACGGTATAAACCCAATTACCGTAATTTAAACGACCTGGGTCGTTTACTTTTGGAGAGCACATTCTCCAGTAAATGAAAGGAGTATAAGATGTATTTTCAGAATCATTACAACAATAGACTTCTATTGTTTATCGCACTAACATTCTGTATGTTGTTGGTGTTTAATACTAAGCACATTTTAGATTTAAGTAGTGTTTGGACTTTGCTGGGTAAAACACAGGCCGCAGTAGAAAGAATTATGACCTTGAGTTTGATACAACCTGAACCTAAGGTCATACTGATAGAATCACCTAAGGTCAATGTGGAGGAACTGCATTGTTTAGCGGAGAATATTTATTTTGAAGCTCGCAATCAAAGTTTTGTTGGCCGTATGGCAGTGGCTTTAGTTACTATCAATAGATCTAAACATGCTGAATTTCCTAGTTCGATATGCGAAGTTGTACGTCAACGAGATGCCAATACCTGTCAGTTCAGTTGGGTATGCAACAAAAAACTTCAAATATCTGAATTAGGTAAATGGAAAGAAAGTTATGATATGGCTCATATGATTTTAGTGGATCGTAGGGATAATCTATTAGATTTTACCGAGGGTGCAACACACTTTCATGCTAATTATGTCAAGCCACCCTGGGCCACATGGTCAAAAATGAAACGTGTTGCAGTAATAGACAATCATATATTCTATAAAAAAATGGATTAAATATACGTAATGACTCGATTTTAAGGAGGGTCACCATGGCGAAGAAAAGTGATTTATACCAAGAAGAAAACTTTTTAGAGGAAGATACAGAGGAAGAATTAGACATTGAAAATTCAGATTTTGGATTTGTAATAAGCGGCGACGGAACATTGAAAACTTTTTTCTATCCTGAGGATTATCAAGGCCATATACCCGAAGAAATATATAAAATACTAGCCATATTCCAAATCAGTAACCCAGAAATTTTAGTCCCAAAATCTTCATCATTGCATTAAAGTCAGTGCTCACTAACGTTAGTGGGCACTAACTTTTTGTAGCTTATAAGCAACATTTTTTTGGTTGACAAACCAGAAAAAGAGCAGTATACTCTGCAAATGTTGTTAAATTCCCCAGCAAAACTGTTGTATTTTAGCCACAAAAAAACGGTTGACCTTTTGGTTGACCCTTGCTATAATACTAACATGATGATGCAAAAAGCCACTCGCAAACGCCGCCAAGACAGCAACCATGCTGTCTACACCCTGCTCAACGTAGTTACTGGTGAGTACTACATTGGTATCACTGTAACTGGTCAGGCAGTGTCTCGTTCACTGAAAGTTCGTTGGCAAAAGCACGTTCGTCGTGCTGTAACCGAGAACAAATCTTGGGCTTTGTGCAAGAGCATCCGTAGTTATGGTGCCGATGCTTTTGTGATGTTGCACATTGATACCGTACGCGGCCGGCGCCCGGCTCACGCCGTTGAGCGCGAACTGATCCGTGAACTGCAACCTGCTTTGAACACTCATTGACATGTACGCTAAACCAACTGTGGGCAGTGAAGTAGAAGTTGTAATCCAGCGTAGAGAAACGTATATCTATGCTACCAACCCTATCCGCACCACACACCTTCGAGGTGTTGTGGTCGCGGATCTCAAAAATACCCCTCCTAATTGTTTTAGGATGGTGGTTAATTGCGAAAATGTACCTAATAGAGAAGTAGATCTAACCAGTATTGCAGAACTACGCTATCTTGATGGACAAAGTGCACGTCGTGTGGCTACACCCAGTCAAACTGTAAAGACTTGGCAATTCACTGGCAGTCGCGGCGATGCATATACTGTGACAAGACAAGGTACAAAATATAGTTGTACCTGTCCAGGCTTTACCTTCCGCAAAAATTGTAAACATACCAAATTGGCAGCTGAACAGAAATGACTAAAACACCACCCGATTTTTATATCAACGCTCTTGAATCACATGACTCTAGACTCAACAAAGAGCAGATTATTTTAAGTGCCGCCCAAGAAGGCAATGACGAATTTTTTGAGGGTGTTCGTCTTTGTTTGGATCCAATGATCACTTTTGGTATCCGGCAAGTCCCGGTACGAAAAGGTAGCCCTGGACCTGGTTTCAGTTGGACTGCCTTTAAAGTACATCTTCAGGCACTGGTTGATCGCCGTATCACAGGAAACGATGCACGTGATTTGATCCAGGACATCATGGACCATTGCACAGATAGTCAGTGGAATTCCTGGTATAGACGTATCTTGATCAAAGATCTTCGCTGCGGTGTCAGCGAAAAAACCATAAACAAAGTAGTCAACAAAAAATGGCCTCACTATGCAGTTCCTATTTTTAGTTGTCAACTTGCTCATGACAGTGCTAATCACGAAGCCAAGGTCGCTGGTCAAAAACTTGTTGAGGTTAAACTGGATGGCGTTCGTGTCATTACTATTGTGTACCCTGACGGTCGTGTTGATCAGTTTAGCCGTAATGGCAAAGAACTTCTAAACTTTGGTCATATCAAATCACAAATCAGTCGAGTCGCCGGCACCTTTGTTGATCCTATGGTGCTGGACGGCGAGGTTATGAGTTCTAGTTTTCAAGATCTAATGCGCCAGGTACACAGGAAAGAAAATGTCAATGCCGGTGATGCGGTATTACATCTTTTTGACATCGTGCCCTTGGCTGATTTTGAACGTGGTCTGCACGAAGTGCCACAGCTGGTGCGTAGCCAGCAATTGCAAGATTGGTTTGCGAGTGTGTCAGATCAGCTACCCAATGTTCGTGTTCTTGACAATGAACTAATTGATCTAAACACTGACCAGGGTCGTCAACGTTTTAACGAAATCAACCGTCAGGCCATTGATGGTGGATATGAAGGAATCATGCTCAAAGACATTGATGCAGTATATGAGTGTGATAGAACTGTGTCTTGGCTGAAAAAGAAACCAGTCATCAGTGTAGATCTGGTGCTGACTGGTGTAGAGGAAGGCACAGGAAAAAATCTAGGACGTCTCGGTGCATTGGTCTGTGAAGGTAGAGATCAAGGGCGTGACATTGTAGTAAATGTTGGCTCAGGGCTAACAGACGCACAGCGAGATGAATTTTGGAAATATCGCAATGACATCTTGGGTAACGTAGTTGAAGTGCTGGCTGACGCGGTTACAAAAAATCAAGACGGTACTTATAGTTTACGGTTTCCACGCTTCTTGCGTTTTAGGTATGACAAATAGTATAATACTGTACCTAGTGAGGTAAAAATGGAAAATAAAAGTTGGACAATTACGGTTGAAGAAGATCCAGAAACTGGAGATCTCATACTGCCATTTCCGCCAGAATTTTTGGAACTAAAGGGATGGAAAGAAGGAGACACTTTAGAATGGATTGACAACGGAGACGGTAGTTGGAGTATTCAACGAGTTGACAAATAAAAAGTTTTGGCAAAACATAGGTTGACACTGCCTATGTTTTCGCCTATACTTGTTTTCATGCATTTAGCAGATATTGATAAGGAGATAAAAATGCAAGTATTTAACAACGAAACCAAAACTGGGCGCCTTCTTAGCGCCCTTCAATCAGGTGAGCAATTGACCGAAGGACAAATCCGTCAGCGTTTCGGTCTTCAGAATCCTCGTGCCAGTGTCAGCGACATTCGCTATGCTGGTTTTGCTGTATACGCCAATCGTCACACTGACAGCAAAGGCCGTGTAACCACCAAGTATCGTCTTGGTCGTCCCAGCCGCGAAATCGTGGCTGCTGGCTACAAAGCAATGGCAATGGGTATTGTTTAATCTTTAACAAGGCCACAAAAAGGGCCTCAAGGCCCTTTTTGACTTTAAAATGAAAATACATTTCGTCAGTGATCTGCATCTTGAATTTGGTGACTTGACATTGCCCGGCGGGGAAGTATTGATCTTAGCCGGCGATATCTGTGAAGCCAAAAACTTTAAGATGAATGAATACAATCCCAGCGGTAATTTTAGTACTCATCGTGGACGCATTGATCGCTATGCACGTTTCTTCCAGGAAGAATGCGCCAAATATCGTCAAGTGTTTTATGTTATGGGAAACCATGAACATTATCACGGTCGTTGGTTTGACACCTATCAGGTTATCTTAGACCAACTGCCCGATAATGTTTGTCTACTAGAAAAACAGCGGCATGACTTTGAAGACGTAGTTTTCATTGGTGGTACTCTTTGGACAGATTGCAATCGCGGGGATCCAGTTACTGTAACCAGTCTCAAAGATATGATGAATGATTATCGTGTAATTACCTATAACGATAAAGCTAAAAACATCTATCACAAACTTGATCCAAAGAATACGATGAAAGAACATCGTACTACCTTAAATAAATTTCGCAGTTTGCTGGCTGATACCAAAGATAAAACTGTGGTTATGATCACGCATCATGCTCCTAGTACATTGAGTATCAACGAAATGTACAAACACGATTACTATATGAATGGTGGCTATGCGTCTGACATTAGCGAATTTATTTTAGATCATCCTCAGATCAAATTTTGGATTCATGGTCACGTGCATTTACCGGTTGATTACACAATTGGTAATACTCGTGTCCTAGCTAATCCACGTGGTTACGAAGGATTTGAAGCTACACAATTTGATATCAATCGTTTTTTCGAAGTTTGAGTGACATTGGCTTCGAACCTTTAGGGACCGCTTCGGCGGTCTTTTTTTTAGTAACCTAAGATCTTCAGCATATTTTCCTCTTTCTGATCCTCAGCAAACAGCCA